CTGTTCTTGCTCCTGCCTTACTGTAAATCATATTGAATTCTCTGAAACAAAGATAACCTAAACTATCATTTAAATGATCGAAATTATTTTGCTTGTCTGGTAAACCAGTTTTCTCATCATAACTTTGTAATTCCAAACTTTCAATCAATGATTTGCAACGGGCATGAACCGCCATTCGCACCCGTCCTTTTGAGTTTTCCAAGAGTGCCTGTAGGGTTTGAACTCTGTCTTTGATTGGTGGGTTACTTTTAAGAGCCATTGAAATGAACCCATAACTTTCGAGTATTGAGATGTCTGTCCTTGACGCATTAGTCGTATTTCTCGCTGCCCCAGATGCATCAGGATAAACATAAATCTTATTAGTAGGATAGCGGCGTTTAATTTCTTTTGCTAGTGAATCAGTATCTAACTCTTTACATATTTCATCAAAGACATAAAGCTTGTCTCCCTCTGTTACCCCAATAACTGCATTCATATTTCCTACATTAAAATCCAATCCTATTTTTAATGGTTCACCTTGAATTGTAAAAGGCAGTTCATCAATAACGTGCTTAGCCCTGCTAAATCTTGTATATACAGAGCCCGTATTCAAGTTGACGAAATTTCCGTTAAGGTATGCTTCAATTAAATTTTTATCGTAATTCAAATATAGATTTTCAATAAAATCAGGTGGTAAAAAAGGGTTATCAGTTGATTTAGCTTGTATTAATCTTGTGTCTTCTTTTGCTTCTTTCTTAAATGTTTTATGAGCAAAGCCAAAACCCTCTGGAGTTGTAGTAACAAAGAACTGCTGAATGTTCCCAGAACGTAAACGAGCGAGTGCCATATTCATGGCTTGTTCTGCCTCGTAACTTCCAACAGTATCTGCTTCGTCAAAACCAATTGAGGAGAGATTCTGCCCTCGGAGCCGTTGATAATTCAAAATGGTTCTAAACAAAATTGTGTGGCTACCTTCTTTAAATTGAATTGTTAGCTCTGGCATTGGCGAGGCTCTATAACTAAAAGGGATTTTCCACTCTTCCAACATTTCAAGCATTGACCTATGTAACACATCCCTCAACATTGTGTTTGTCGGTTCAAATAAAGCAGATACAAAGCCAATATTTTTTGCTGCAAGAATTAAACTTTTAGCAATTAAAGCAACAGTTTTTCCAGCTCCAAATCCACACACTAACGCCAATTTTCTATGCTCCATATCATCACAAAATAATTTTTGATGAGGTAATAAAGAGCCTTCTATTGTTTTTATGACTTCTAGACTAGTGGGTGTTTTATTTACATTTTGCTGAAATAAAACATGCCCAGGTTTTACGTCTAATAAAATACTCACGAACAAAGAGAAGCTAATTTAGCTGCTGTATTGATTGCACCAAGAGCAATGTGATAGTGCCCTGCCCTTCTAGCTTCCATCTGCAAGGTACTACATTGGCTTAATAAATCTGCAACCATCTGGGGGCGTTCTATATCCCAATCCCTCTTCAGTTCTGCTCTAGCAATGTTTAAATACTTATCTACAGTTCTTTCCCCAACCCCCCAGTTCTCGGAGGCATAGCGAACACAATCGGATCTACGACCACCATTTGCAATAATACGTGCAAATTTTTGTGATCTAATTACAGTTTCAGCTTTAGTTCCTTTCTTACCCATTAACTAAATGATACACGTTTTGCGGTGTTGCCTGTAAAATCTTCCCATCTTTTTACTATCACATCACAGTATTTTGGATCTAACTCCATGAGATAAGCATGCCTGTTTGTACGTTCAGCAGCGATAAGTGTTGAACCAGAACCACCGAACAAATCAAGAACAATTTGATTTTGTTTTGATGAATTTTTTATTGCTTCTTCTGGAATAAAAACTGGCTTTTGAGTTGGATGAACATTTTTTGATTTGTCATATCCACCGAAATCCCAAACTGTTGTTTTAGTTCTATCATCAGTGAAGTATGGTGATCCTTTTACAGCCATCAAACATGGTTCATGCGCCCATTGATATCTACTACGACCTAACAACATTGGTTTTTTCCATATGATCTGTTGAGTAAAATTAAATCCTGCGTCTATCAATGCTTGAGTAAATGCTATCTGCTTTGCAGAGGCATGCCATATATAAATAGTAGAATCATCTTTCATTACAAGGTTACAACAAGAATATGTTTTAAAAAGAAAATCATAAAATTGATCGTCATCCATTTTATCGTTTTTAATTTTTCCTAAATTATTTTTACTTGGTTTTGGTCTTTCGCTATTTGAATAATCCACATTGTAAGGTGGATCTGTATGGACTAAATCAGCCTTTTTAGCATCCATCAGTTTTTCAACGTGTTGAATATTTGTGGAGTCACCGCATAAAAGTCTGTGATTACCAAGAATATATAAATCACCTTCTTTAGTAAATGGTTCTTCAGGTACTTCTGGGACGTCATCAGGATCTGTTAAACCTTCAGTTGGTAATACTTCTTTTTTAGAAAGTATGTCATCAAGCTCTTTTTTATCAAAGAAATCATTTAAATCATGCTCTTGTGAAAGTTGTTCGAGCATATCTATATCCCATTCTGAAAGATCACCTGTTCTATTGTCTGCTATTGCTAAACCTACTTTTTGGTCTTCTGTAAGATTTGATCTTTTTACAGCAATTATTTCATCGCCATTTGCTTCTATTATTTTTAAGTTTTTAATCCCTGCGGCTTTTGCCCCTGCAATTGTTCCATTCCCTGCAAGGATGCGATTATTTTCATCAATAACTATTGATCTTGCAGCCCCATATTGCTCAAGGCTTTGTTTAATAAGTTTTGCAGATCTGTCTGTACGCTTACGAGCGTTTTTAGGATCGTTATGTAAATCTTGTATTGAAGCCATAATCAAAATATAGCTTATTCATTGGATAAAAGGTTTTAATTAGGTTCCTCTGCTGCATTTAATATATCAGCAATTCTAACTAAATAAAGATTCAGATCAGCAATAATTTGTGAGTCTAATTTTTTACCCTCTTCTAAAGCATTATCTAAAATTGCATCCGCAACAAATTCAGATTGACTAAGTAAAAGAAAAAGGCGATCAACAACGGGTTTGTTTTTAGATGAGACTGACATAAGACAATAATAAGACTAACAAGGTGTTCTCGGTGATCCCACCTGTACCCACTAATCCCATATAGCTCCTATTTACCCTATATACCTATATATATATAAATATATATATATATATATATTTATAGGAACAGAGAACAGGTAAGCACAATCATTGGAAAATAAAGGCATTTCAGCGTTCCCAGTAAGAGAACAAAGGTGAGAACAAATTAAGCAAGGTGTTCCCACACCCATTTTGGCGTTCCCTCTATTCTTTTTCGTTTTCTCTCATATCCGATAGTTTTAAGAATAGATGAGATTTGCATAGTGTCTGATTTTTTTTGTTGAGCTTTTGGTTTTTCAATTGCTTCTGTAAGCAAAAGTTCAATAGTTATATCTTTCAATTTATTTTGTGGATTTTTTAAATATGAAATTATTGGTTGTGTCCAAGGTGACTCTATAAGGTAGGAAAGATTATCTTCAGAAACTTTTTGTTCTTGTTTAGATGTTAAGTAATGGAGCTCTTTATTTTTATAAGCTTTTAGAGCACTAGACCATATTGAATCTCTTTCAATTTCTAATGAGTGAAAATCAACTTGATTTTGTAAATCAGTTTCACAAGGTATAACCCAAAAACGTCTGTTGCCAGTTTCATCAAGCAAAAAATTATCTGTATTAGTTGAACCAACAATAATACCTCTTCTTGGATGCTCTTCAATAGCTCTGCCATAAGGAACTCTAAAATGATCTGTTGATCTTGATAAAAATGATTTTATAGAACCCGCTTCTTTTTTTGTTGTCACTCTGTCAATCTCCCCCCATTCGCAAATAAAACTTCTATGTAAACAAAGAACATCATCTTTTGATGAAAGATCACCAAGGGAATCATTGAAGAATTGACCACCTAGTATTTTCCAAAAAGTTGATTTACCGCCACCTTGTTTCCCTTTTAATACTGTTGCATAATCATGTTTACAACCTGGTTCCATAACTCTGCGAACTGCCCCAATTAAGGTGGCTTTCATCATTTGGTCATAAATCGTGGGTTCTTGCAATGTTTGGTCTGATGGTCGTAAGTAAGTTGAAGCAAGTCTGTCAATGTAAGTTGGTTCAACATTTTGTGAAACGGCTTGTAAGTAGTTTTTAACTGGGTCAAATTGATTTTCATAAGCAACTTTTTGAATACAGTCAACGGCTAACTCTTTTGAAACTTTGAAACCTAGTTCTGCAAGTGTGAGATAAAACAATTCAATATTTTTCATTGTTTGGTTGTTCATCTCAACACTTTGGGTAAAAATGTTGAATTGAATTTTGTCTTTTTGATTTCTTAAAAGTTCAACTAATTCAGTAGGTGTTAATTGTTCTAATTTTTTTGGAAGAATTGAGGTGTTGTTATCTTCTTTTTTTTGCGGAACTAGAGAAGTTGGAAAAGTTTTTGGTGGAGGTGTCCAGCCATCTTCTTTAGCATACTTCACTAATGTGCCAAGAGAAACCCCAGAACGCTTACCAAAAGACTGCCATTTCTTTTCACATTCACCATTCTTAAAATTTAAAGCTTGTTGAGAAAGTTGAATCCAATCTTTTAGTAAAGAATCGGAACAACTATGAAGACTCATGCCAATTTGAATCCAAGAGTCATAATCATCTAAGCGTGAAGGGTTAATTGATTGAAGTAAAGAACGTGCTTTGTCTATATCTGAATCAATAAATTGTGGCGTAATCGATGGCTTTTTAAAATCCATCATTTTTTCAAGTAGTTTAGTTGGTGCTGTAGCTAATGGAAGATCATCGGGTGATCTATTATTCATCCATAAATAACCGCTTGTTGTTGGATGCTCCCCTGCTACAACGCTTTGGCAACGATTCCATCGAAGTTCAATTTGCTCATGAGATCCATTTTCTGTAATGACACCTGTTTTATATTTTTTAGTTTTAATTTTTGACCAATATTTTTCTGGTACTTTAAAAATAATTTGAAACCTGCCAACCCGTCCACTTGTTACCATCCAAGAAGGTGGAAGATTTGCAATACTTAAATTCCATTTTGCTAAAAGATCAGAACAAGATTGCCCATCATGATCTAAAAAAAGTAGACCACCAGATTGTTCACCAGCAATAACGCCAATGGCTTTTGCCTTGCCTGAAGTTATTTCTTTAGCAAGCTGTGACCTTTTTAAAGGATTATTTTGCCAGTTTTTTTTATAAGGTTGCTTATTAGAATTAACAGCAACATATCTCCAATAAGCTGGAAGGCGAAAGAGTTCAGTTATTAAGTCCACTTATTTATGTATTTATTTGAGACTGATAAGCGTCAAGCTCTTTTCTTGTCATCTCATGACGAATTATTGTCCTGATAAAACCAGCTCTAGAAAGTTCAGGAGGTTTATTTGTGTCAAGCCATTTAATTTGTGATGTTGTCAACTGAATGTTGATAGTTTTCAACTGTGTCTCTAAATCCACTTAGGGTTGTTTTTGTATTGAACATGTGTAGGATACCACCAATATTAACCCCGTCAACTAATGAAAAAAGTTACAGTTGCTTTAATTGCAAATGATTGAATTTAGAAAGTATCAAATTAAAGCGGCTGCCAAGTTAACACGATTGGTGCAGAATTGTGAATTTGGTTATTTATGCGGCGAATGTCGAACAGGCAAAACGATCACAGTTTTAAAAGTGATAAGAGATTTAAAAAAAGAAAATGTCTTATTTGTGACTAAGAAAAAAGCAATACCAAGTATTGAAAAAGATGTTGAAGCAATGGCATTAAAGGAAGTTATAACTGTGACCAATTTTGAACAAGTAAAAAAGTTTACAGGACAAACATTTGATTGTGTCGTTGTTGATGAGGCACATAGTATTGGTGCATTTCCAAAAGCAAGCCAGAGGCAACAGCAAATATCAAACTTGGCTTGTAAGAATGTAATTTTGATGAGTGGAACACCATCACCTGAAAGTTTTAGCCAGTTATATCATCAATACGCTTGCACAAAACATGTATGGAGTCAGTACCAGAATTTTTATAGATGGGCAGATAATTATGTAAACGTGAAAAAGAAAAAAGTAGGAACTGGAATAGAAGTAAATGATTACTCTGAAGTGATCGAAGACAAAGTATTAAAAGCAATTAAACCTTATGTAGTTGAGATGACCCAGAAGGATGCAGGTTTTGAGGTTGAAATTGTTGAACAAACGCATCTAGTGACGATGAAAAAAAGAACTTATAGGATGATTTTGAGAATTATAAAAGATGGGGTGATAGGCAGCCCCAGGTGTAGGAGCGTTCTGGCAGATTCGGGGAGCAAAGTAATGTCAAAACTGCGACAGCTATCAAATGGTCATGTAATCACAGAAAATCATGGCACTGTAATTTTTGACTATACGAAAATTAAATATATAAAAAAGACATTTAATAATCGCTTAGCCATTTTGTATTGCTTTAAGGCTGAAGGTGTGATGTTAAAAAAGGTGTTTGGAGATTGTGCAACAGATAACCCAGAGATTTTTAACAAGGATGAGAGTAAAGTTTTTATTGGTCAAGTAAGAAGCTCTAGAGAAGGGGTTAACTTATCGGCTGCTGATGATTTGGTGTTTGTTGGAATTGATTATTCAGCTTTGTCTTATTTACAGAGCAGAGAAAGGTTAAGCTTTTTAGGTCGTAAGAATCCGCCCAAGATCCACTATGTATTTGCAAAAAAAACGCTAGAACCTAAAGTATTTAAAACAGTACAAAATAAAGAAAATTTCACAGTTAAACATTACCGCCATGAGAGAACAGGTTTATCAAGCGAAGTTAATCAAGGAATACGAGAAAAAAGGGTGGACAGTAATCAAGATTATTATGAGCAACAAAACTGGCTTACCTGATTTAATTTTGTGTAAACCTGATGAATGTAAATTTGTAGAGGTCAAGGCAAAGAATGGAAGACTAAGCAAAATACAGGAATATCGAATTGAGGAATTGAGGGAGAAAGGCTTTGAGGTTAAAGTAGATAAAGCCCCTAATTAATTATGAAATGCAGAGCTAAAAAACTACCACCATTTGATGTTGTGAACAAGCTTATTGCTTACAACATCATTACTGGTGTCTTTACTTGGAAAGTTAACAAGTCAAATAAAAAAGCTGGTTCTGTAGCTGGTCGTGTAAAAAAGAAAAGCGGTTACAGATATATAACCATAAATAAACAAGACTGTGCAGCACATAGAATCGCTTGGCTATTAGTAACTAAAAAAGACCCATGGCCATACGAAGTAGACCATAAAAACAGTAACCCAAAAGATAATCATTTTATAAACCTGAGAAAAGCTACACCAAGACAAAATAGTGCAAACAGACAGAAAGGTAAAAACAATACATCAGGTCATAAATCTATTAGTCATAAAAGCCACCAGACATCTAATCCATGGGTTGTTTGTATACATCAACAGAATAAGAGCCATTATGTAGGTTCTTTTCCTACAAGAATATCAGCGATAGAAGCAAGAGACAAAAAAGGCCGAAAGCTGTATGGAGCTTTTTATAAACCCTAGCCTCCTGTTGACAGTTGTTGACATATAAACTATAATTAATGATATAAAAACAACCCCCTCAAATGAAAACCAATTTTACTTTTGAAATCGAACATCCTGAGACAGCACTTCCTCAACAAGTCAAAGCAACAATTATTGGTCAAAAAGGTTTATTAACTTGGAAATTTCTTGATATTAATGAATTGACACCTCGCAAAACAAAATTTGTTTTTCAAGTAAAGCATCCAAAAAAAATCACTGCTGAAGAGATTGCAAGCAAAATGGAATGTCGTAGAAACTGTTTGACACTTAAAGTTCTTAATTATGAGGAGGCTATGTAAATGATGAGCGATCAGCAAGTAATTAGAGAATTGATTGAAGAAAAGATTGCAACACTTCAACATAAAATTTCAGATGCCCGTGAAATCATTGAACTTTACAAAAATTGGAAAGATGGTTCAAGGATGCAACAAATAACAAGAAGAAAATCATTTGAAAAAAATTCTAAAATTGTGAATGAATTAAAAAAAAACCTGTTGGTTTATAAAAAAATTCTTAGGAGGTATCAACGATGAGGTTTACACACTTACTCATGAAATGCGGTGTTGACAATAGTTGACAGCCTGATATAGTAAAAGTAATCAACCCCCAAGCTAAAATGACTTACGATTCTTATCCCAAAAAAAAGTCTTTATTTGACGAGGTACGCACAATATTTTTATTTCTTATGGTTAGTGGCTTGTTCTTTTGGGTTTGTTCTTCAAGCCTTGATAAAATGACTCGCATTGACTGTGAAGTACACAATATCACTGCTGCGTGTGAATCACTTAAAAAATGAGGTGACGACCCTCAACCCCTTCTTGAAGTCGTCACGCTCCTTTTTAATTTAATTAATTTTTTATGACTGAAAAAGAAATTTTTGACACTTTTTATAGTGTTATAGAGTCTTCCGCTACTCCTTTTTATAAACGATTAGCTCAAGCAGCACTAGTAGCAACTGCTAATAATAAAATGTTGATTTTAAAAACATGGCCTGAAATTATTGAACAATACGGCCCCTTATCTTCTCAACATAAAAATGAATTATAAGCAGGAGCAAATTAAAAGAATTGAAAAGCGTATTAAAGAACTTTTATTTATCCGCAAACAACTAAAAAAAAATGACACAAGGAACAGCACAAATTTCAAACGCTGATTATCATTCAGGTTCAGAAATTTCATCTTCAAAAGCAAAAGACATTTTAAAGTTTGGCCCTAAATGTTATTGGGCTTTACATGTAGATAAAAACAGACCAAAGAAAGAACCAACCGCTGCTATGAAGTTAGGAACAATGGTTCATGCTAGTGTTTTAGAACCTGATTTATTTAAGAGTACTTATAAAGTTGTTTCTAGTAGATCTACAAAAAAAGGAAAAGAAGAGGCTGAAAATGTACTTTCACAAGGTTTAGAACCATGCACAAAATCTGATTATGATTTATGCCTTAAAATGCGTGATGCTGTTCATTCAGATTCAATAGCAAAAAAACTTTTAACTAATGGAGTTGCTGAAAAGAGTTATTTTTGGAAAGATGAAAAAACTGGTCTTAACTGTAAATGCCGCCCCGATTGGTTAAATAAGGATATTATTGTAGATTTAAAAACAAGTAGATCAGGTGTAAGTCCAAAAGAATTTGCTAAAACTGTTGCCCAATTTCAATATCATTTGCAAGCAAGTTGGTATTTATCTGGAGTGCAAAAGGCTTCAAAATTTATATTTATAGTTGTTCGCAGTGAATATCCGTATGACGTTGCTACATATGAATTAGATACAGAAGCATTAAAAGAAGGCCAACGACTCTCAAGGGATGCCCTTGAGCAAATAGCAGAATGCCAAATGCTTGATTATTGGCCTTCATGGTCACAAGACAACGTTCAAACTTTATCCTTGCCCCGATGGGCTTTTACAACCCCAATAAACAAATGACTTTTACAGAAAAACAAATTGAACAACTGAGTGAGCCTATACTCGCTAAAAATGTTAAAGAACGTGACGGCAACCGAGCCGGAACATTTCAACTTGCCTATGTCGAAGGCTGGCAAGTAATTAATGAAGCCAATCGTATTTTTGGTTTCGATGGTTGGAGTAGCGAAACTATAGAAACAACTATGGTTAATGCAGAACCCGATAATGTTACTTATATTGCCAAGGTTAAAATAACTGTTGGTAATGTTATACGAGAGGGCACTGGTGCAGGTCATGGCAACACCAAACAAGGTTTTGGTATAAATATAGAGTCAGCTATTAAAGAAGCAGAAACCGATGCACGAAAAAGAGCCTTGATGCAGTTTGGCAATCAATTTGGTCTATCTCTTTATAACGGAAAAGATAAAAGCTGGAAGACAAATAAAGCAGAAAAAAATTCTTTTAAAACAGAAGAAAATTCTTTTTTTGATAAAGCTAAAAATTTTATAGAACAAAATACTGATCCTGAAAAACTAAATCAAATACGTCAAAATATAGAAAGACGCTTTAATAAAAACGAAATATCAGAGCAACAACGCAGTGAACTTTTTTTAATGATCCTATCAAAAGATGACTAATGAATTATTAACTACAGACCAACTAGCCTTGGAATTAGGTGTAAAAACTCAAACTCTAAGGTTATGGAGAACCAAAACCCGAAAAGGGAAACCGATAGGTCCAAAATGGACAACTATCAGAAAACCAAACAACCATTCTAAATTTATACGCTATTTAAGAAGCGATATAGAAGAATGGCAATCCACCTTTATCACAACTGAAAACAATGCTTAATGTAACTGCTGTTGGCTATCTTATTGCTGATCCTGAATTTAAAGAAACCAAAAACGGCTTTAAATTTGCTTCTTTTCGTGTTTTAGTTAACAAAAAAAGAGGTGAAGAGGAAATTGTAAATCAAATTGATTGCACTGTCTGGGGTGATAAGTTAAAAGGTATAAAATACTTATCAAAAGGTAATCAAGTAACTGTTTCAGGTTCTTGTATTTTAAAAGCATTCCAAAAAAGAGATGGTTCTGCTGGATGTTGTATTGAATTAAATGTAAACGAATATACCTTGCCACAACGTCCTAAAGTTGAGGTTCCTATGTAAAATATTAGAACCTAGATAATAGGGGCAAATGCCCCTTTTTTTTATGACCAAAAAATTAAATTTAATTAAATGTCCAAATTGTAATAAATTTACAAAACAACAAGTGGTATCTACAAAAACAAATAAAAAGTATATACAAATTAGAAGACGACTATGTATTGCCTGCAACCATAGATGGTACACAATTCAATATCCTGAAATTAGCATTGATAAAAAATCATATAAAGTATTTTATAACGAATTAATTAATTAAATTTATCTACGATTTTAAAAAATTTTATTGCTACTGTAACAAAAATATTTTTGATT